TACTGGGATAGAACGGCGTAGCAGGGCTGCAATGATAGAGGAAAGCGAGGCGGGAAATGAGAAAACGAAAACGACAAACAGTTAAGAAACTGATACAGTGCGTAGCCATTATAGCGGCAGGCGTGCTGGCAATCATTTTGTTTATGCTGGCTATCTGGTACAGAGGAAAGAACAGCGAGCCAGTAACAGACGAACAGGTAGCAGCGCAGATGCAGCAGGCAGAGCCGCTGGTTATTGAAACACCAGAGGCAGCCGCAGAGGGCAGCATAAGAGTATACGACTATGACGGCTGCTGTATTTATGCCTACTACGGCAAAATTCGGATAAACAACGACGGTAAGGACGGCAAGGACATTGACGTAGAGGCAATAGGATACTTAGAGGGCTACCAAGAACATAAAGAGGAAAGCGGGGCGGGAGAATGAGCCACAGATATTACAGCCCTTTACGCCCGTTATCGCTGGGAACATTTCCAAAGCCGCAGGGAAACGAGATTTTACATATAGAAAATTTTGAGGAACGGCAGAACGTACCAGAGATAGCACGGCAGGCGTGGGGATACATTGAGTATAAAGAGGCGCTTACAGAAATAGAGGCGGCAGCTTATGAGCTGATACCGTCAAACTGCATTTCTGAAATGGAAAACATAGATGCAAGGAGATAAAGGCAATGAGCGAGGTATATATACGCAGCCAGAATAAAGAAAAGCTGTATAGACTGGGCGGTAATTACGCCTGCGTAGAGTATGGAGAGTACGAGGACATAAAGAAAAAGAGAGGCGGCGCAGAGGCAGACAAAAAGCGCCACGTAATTTGCATAAGTGACGGGTGTTTAGAGGAAATCGGAGAGTATGCCACAAAAGAGCGTTGCTTAGAGGTGCTGGACGAGATACAGAAAGCGTGCGTAAGCTATCTGTTTACGGCTGGCGGTGCAGCCGTAATAAGGGGCGGCATGGACGTACAGCCGTTTGCAGCAGTAATACCGAGGCTGTACGAAATGCCAGAGAAGTAGGAGAGGCAGACAGTGACAGTAAAGGAATTTATAGGCACGCTGGAGAGTTCAGACCGCCTGCGCATTATCAAGGGCAAAGCAGAGGTTTACGTAGGGTATCTGACAGCGTTCAAACCGTTTGCAGACCATGAGATAAGCGAGGAATACCGAAAATACAGCGGGCATGAGGTAAAGAAGTTTAGAGCAGTGCCGGAGATAACGCACAGACGCTGGAAAGAGCTGGGGCTTATGAAACCATTAGAGCCAGACCAGACAGCACAGTATAAGTTTAGTGATTTGCAGATGTCGCTTTACTACACCATTTACATATAAGAAAGGAAAGGGCAGGAAGTATGACAAAGAAAAAGCCGGATTTTTTACGGGATTTAGATACTGCAATCATGGACGAGCTTACAGGTGGCGGTATCAAGGGAAATGCAGCGGGACTGGTAGGAACGCTTACACAGATTAAGGAAATTAAGCAGCTATGCGGGCTGCCGTTTTGTGGTTATATGGCAAAGCTGGAAACGGTAAGACCAAGCGGCGTGCCGGACGAGGTAACGGTAGTATTTGCAGAGGACGTACCATACAGGGCTTGCAACGGCATAGAATTTGACGTTATGCAGGAATTTGTAGAGGGCAGCAGGCTTTTACTGACAGGTAAGGTGCAGACGCTTAAGGACTTCAAGAGCGGTAGACTGCTGGTATATATTCTGGCAGATTTTGTGGCGGTATCGGAAAAGGCAGTAGAGCAGGACGAGGCAGCAGTAAGAGGCGTTATAGCGAATAAGCCAACGTACAGAGAAACACCGAGAGGTAAGCGCATTACTGATATTACGGTAAAGGTAAGAAATGAGCTTACAGGCGGCAGCTGCTTTTTACCGTGCATCTGCTGGCAGGAACAGGCAGACGAGGCGGCGCAGTGGCAGCAGGGCGACACTGTAGAGCTGCTGGGACGGTATCAGAGCCGCCAGTATGAAAAGGTGCTTGATGCAGCCACAGGAGAAAGAGAACAGCGCACAGCTTATGAGGTATCGGTACGGCTGATTAGAAGAAAGGAAGAGGCAGAAAATGAGTGTTGAACATATCGGCAAGGGTTATGTAAAAATATGCGTGAGTGAGGAAGAGTTAGAGAACAGCATAGCTGGGCTTAGCCAGTTAAAACCTATTTTGCAAACGCAAGTAATGAAAGGGAACGGAAGAAACACAAAGCAGGGGATTATTGACGCAGCAGAGCTGGGAAAACATTTTGATACAGCGATAGATGCAATGACTATGCTTTTGGCTGGGTTTAAGGAAGAAAGCGAGGCACAGAATGAAGAGTAAAACAATTTTAGGAGCAGACGGCGCAACAAAAATGCGGCAGATTACAGTAGGGATACACGGAAAGGGCGGCGAGGCAGGCATAAAGGCAATACAGCAGCTTGCAGGCATGGTGGACAGCTTAAAGCAGTGCCAGACACCACAGGAAGTATACGACAGATATTTACAGATTACGGGGTATTGTAAATGTTGCGTTGATTGTAATTTTATAGACCAAAAGGGAGCAGACGAGCTGATGTGCTTAGCAGCATATCTGGCAGGAAATGAACAGGCACGGGCAGAGGCACAACAGAAAGCGGGTAAAAAGGCATGAGAAAGGTTTATATATGCAGCCCATACAGGGCGAAAGACGGCGCAGAGCTGGACAGAAACATAGATTATGCGCAGCAGCTGACACGGCAGGCATTAGAGGCAGGCTTAGCACCCATTACGCCGCATTTATATATGACGCAGTGCATGGACGATAAAAAGCCGGAAGAGCGGGCAAGGGGCATGGCTGCGGGGCTTGCGCTGCTGAAAGGCTGCGATTTTGTTATTGCTGGTGTGAAATACGGCATAACAGAGGGAATGGACAGAGAAATACATACAGCAAATATGCTGGGAATTGCGGTTATAGATGCAAACCAGATTAAACGGCATCTGGAATATGAGGAAAAGCGACAGGAGCGGGCGGCAAGCGATTACGCAAAGCTGCACAGCTGCGAGTTTTGCAAGGGCAGCAAATTATACAGCTGCACGGGCTACGATTGCAGAGAGCCGTACAGACGGGCTTATGAGTATGCCTTAAGCCGCATAAGAGAGCGGCAGGAAACATGAAAAAATAAAAGCGCCTACGGTGGGGAAACACCATAGGCGCTAAGCTATACAGCTTTGAAATACTATAAAAATTATAAGCTATGTATGGCGCAAAGTCAAGAAATTTAACGGGCAGGCAGCCCGTTTTAACACTTGATAAAAGTATTAACGAACCGACAGAGAGGTAGATATATGCCATACGTAGAGAGGGTAACAAAAGCAGGAAATACGATAGAGATAGAGAGGTACTTTACCAGCAGATACAAAAAGAAAGGTATCAGCAGAGGGGATAAGGTAAAGCCAACAAAAGAAGAGCAGGAGAAAGTAAACACCAGACAGGCAGAGAGAAAGTTAAGGATACTCATAAATGCAAACTATGGCTATGGGGACTACCATTTAGTGCTTGACTATATCCGCAGGAAAGGAGAGCCGGACAGAACGCCGGAGCAGATGCGGCAGGACATAGACGTATTTTTGAGGGAGTGCAGAAAGGAGTACAGAAAAGCAGGGTTAGAGTTCAAATACATACACGTTATGGAGATTGGCAAGAAAGGTGCGAGGCATCACCACCTTGTAGTAAATAAAATTGATACAGAGATTTTACAACGCTGCTGGTATAAGGCATACGAGGGGCATAACAGGGTTAAGGTATTCCCACTGGACGATAGCGGCAACTATGCAGAGCTGGCAAGTTATTTAATCAAGTACACAGGAACGCACAAAAAGGGTACTGACGGAGCATTACAGGGCAAGCGCTGGAATTGCAGCAAGAATTTAGTAAGACCAGAACCAGAGTACCACATAATTTCAGACCGTGAGTATTTCAAGAAAGAGCCAAAAGCAATAAAGGGCTATTACGTGGACAAGAACAGCGTAAGCATGGGGGTACACAGTCCAGAGTATTACGGCTACGGGTATTTAAGATACACCTTAGTAAAAATAACAGATAGGGGGGGCTGAAATGCAGATAATCAAGGGCATTGCCATTGCAGCAGTGCTGATAATAGCCGGACTGCTGGCACTGATTGTGGCAGCATATCTGGCGTTTAGAATTGCAGCGGCTATTTTTGAGCAGCAGGAGAGCTGGAAAGACAACGGCAGCAGAAAGGGCAGAAAACATGATAGAAAAAATTAAATACTGGTTATTCCAGAAAGGCAAGGACTGTAAGCGCTGCTGCCTACGGTGCAGATACTACGATATATGCCGCTGGGACGTACTGGGAAATGCAGGACTACAAAGCGAGGAAACAATAACGCTTTTGGCGATAGAGAACAGCAAGCCGCATAAGGACGGGCTGCTTTTTAGAATTTGCCAGTATGTAGAATTTAAGCAGAGAGCGAGGCGAGAAAATGAGAAACTTTAGACTGGACGACGAAAGCGGGCATCAAGAGGCATTATTTAGCTGGGCTGCATACAGAACAGGGCTTATGCCGGAACTGCAATATATGTATCATGTGCCAAACGGCGGCAAACGTGATAAAGCAACAGCAGCGGTGCTTAAGAGGCAGGGCGTAAAGGCTGGCGTGCCAGACATTATGCTACCAGCTGCAAGGGCTGGGTATCATGGGCTTTACATAGAGCTTAAGGCAGGCGAGAACACGACGACCAAGAAACAGAAAGAGTGGTTAGAGTATCTGCGACAGCAGGGATATTATACCGCCGTCTGCTACGGCTGGCAGCCAGCAGCGCAGCTGATAGAGCAGTATTTATTACATTCAGACGAGCTTACAAAAGAACAGGAAACAGTAACCATGCGTTAGAGGCGAACGCAGGAAAGAGAGGCAAAGAATGAAAACAATAAGCATTTTGAACTTAAAGGGCGGCGTAGCCAAGACCTTTACAGCGGCAAACATGGCGTATGAGCTTTACAGGCGAGGTTATAAGGTGCTGCTGATTGACAACGACAAGCAGGGAAACTTAAGCAAGGCGTACAGCAGATATGATGCAGAGAACGTAGCACCAGTTACAAGGCTGCTGGCTGGGGACTGGGAAAGCGCAGACGAGCTGATACAGCATACAGAGTATGAGGGTATCGACATTGTAACGGCGAATATGTCACTATTTGGGGCTACATGGAATTTAACAAAAGAGGACAGCGAAAACCAGATAGAGAGATACAAAGCGCTGGTAACAGCGAAAGTGCTGGGGTTCGGGTATGCAAAATTTGACTACATAGAAACAGAGCGGGCGTATGATTACTGCATCATTGATAACCCGCCGGATATTGGGCTTAATGTTGTAAATGCGCTGGCAATCACGGACGAGGTAATAGTACCCGTAAAGGTGGACGAGGACGCTTTAGAGGGGCTGGACATTGTGACAGAGCAGATAGAGGACGCAAAGGTATTTAACCCAGCATTAAAGCTGGCAGGCGTGCTGATTACGTCATACCAGAACACAGACGGCGAGGCAGCAGGCGTAGAGTGGCTGGAACAAAAGACAGATTTTAATATTTTGGGTATTATTCGGTATTCCAAGAAAGTAGCAGAAAATACTTTCATGCGTAAGCCGATTTATGAGTATAGCCCATGCTGCGGAGCGGCGCAGGGGTACAAGAAATTTGTAACAGCGTATACAGGGAAAGCGAGGTAGCAAGCGTGGCACATAAAGAGAGATTATGCGTTTACTGGCATTGCCGCAGGACTGGCGGTACGGAGTGCTGGAACTGGGGCGGCAAATTTGCAGGGCAGAAATGCCCGCAAAGCGACGCTTGCGAGTATTGGAGAACGTGCGAAATGTGCAACGGAGTAATGGGACAGTGTAAGAAAAAACAAAGGATTGAGAAAGCGAGGTAGAGAATATGGCAAAGTTTGGCATTAACGACATTCTGAACGCAAAGACGAAAGCAGCAGGGCAGCAGGCACAGACGGACGGATACAAAGAGATTTATTTAAGCCCTTATGAGGTAAAGGCAGCGCAGGAGAATACACACCAGAAATTAGAGAACATAGAAGAGCTGGCAGACAGCTTTTTACACGTAGGACAGGAACAGCCTACAGTATTGGCGAGAGTAAACGGGGAATACCGTATAATCGACGGACACAGACGTAATGCGGCAAATATTTTGAACTTAGAGCGGGGGCATAAGGAGTATGAGAAAGTGCTTTACCGCTTTATGGATATGAGCGAGGCAATGTATGAGCTGCGCTTATTGGCTGGCAACGGATATACGCAGGAACTTACAGCCTATGAAAAAACCAGATTAGTAGAGCGTACCAAAGCGGCGCTTATCAG